CTTCTGTTGAATACTATATAGGATGGGGGGAGTCTGCAATATCATCTACTATAACATTGGATCCAGGTTTATGGTCATTAGATAATTTTGGTCAAATATTAATTGCAACTATTCACAACGGAGAAACATTTACATGGAATGCTGGCACTGCGTCAGCTAGAAACGTTAGAGCAACTATCATGGCAAACGCTCCAACTAGAACAAGATTAACTCAAGTATCTGATAGAGATAGACACGTATTCCATTTTGGAACAGAAACAACAATAGGTGATTCAACAACTCAAGATCCAATGTTTATTAGATTTAGTGATCAAGAAAATTTTAATGTATATCAACCAACTGCAATTAATACTGCAGGTACATTTAGATTAGATAAAGGTAATGAGATTATTGGAGCAGTATCTGGTAAAGATTATACATTAGTATTAACAGATACCTCTGCTTATGTAATTCAATATGTTGGGCCACCTTTTACATTTAGTATTAGACAAGTTGGTACAAACTGTGGATTGATTGGTCAAAACGCATTAAGTTATTCTGATGGTAAAGTGTTTTGGATGTCAGGTGAAGGAGGATTTTTTGTATTTGATGGTACAGTTAAAGCTATACCATGTTTAGTGGAAGACTTTGTGTTTACAACAAGTGGAGACAACTTAGGAATTAACTACAACTCTAGTATGTTAATATATGCAGAACACAATAGTTTATATAATGAAATTAGTTGGTTTTACCCAACGTCCGACTCACAACAAATTAATAGATGTGTAGTATATAACTACGCAGAAAATCTTTGGACTACATCTTCATTAGCAAGAACAACTTATATCGATACAGGAGTATATGATTTACCATATGCAACTGAATATAGTAAAACTGCTTTACCTACTTTTCCAATACAAGGAGTTACAGCAACTTATGGAGCAACAACTTATTACGAACATGAGACCGGAACCGATCAAGTCAACAGTTCTGGTACAACATCAATTGATGCCTTTATACAATCAGGAGATTTTGATATTGTTAACTCCAATAATATGGCTAACTTACAAGGAGATGGTCAATTTATAATGTCTATAAAAAGATTTGTACCAGATTTTAAAGTATTAGACGGCAATTCAAAAATTACATTATTACTAAATAATTATCCAACAGATACAGCATCTAGCTCACCTCTTGGACCCTTTACAATAACATCTTCTACTGATAAAGTAGATACTAGAGCTAGAGGAAGACTACTTGCAATTAAAATAGAAAATGATGCTATAGGGGAGACTTGGCGTTATGGAACATTACGAGTAGATATAAAACCAGATGGAAGAAGATAATGGCTAAGATAGCAGCATACATACCTGAACCAAAAGAAGAATACGAAGTATCAAACCAAAGACAAATTATAGAAGCACTAGACACTGTAAAGAATCAACTTAATTTTTCATTTCAAAATGACTTGAAAGAAGAACAAGATACATATAATTATTTTTTATCATGACCATACAATATAAAAGTGAAGTATTTGATTTAACAGATACTAATTTAACAACAGTATTAACAGTAGCTACTTCTGCAGTAGCAATTGTAAAAACTGTACAAGCTAGTCATCAAGATGCATCAAACGTAGACGCTGATCTATATTTAAAAAAATCTGGTGGCAGTGATACAGAAATAGGACATGCACAACTTAATAAAAGTATGGTAAATATGATTGTAAATACCTTGAATTTAGAAGCAGGAGATGTTATAAAGATGCAAGCAAGTTCAGCGAATGAAATAACAGGCGTTGTGAGTTATGCTTTAATAGATAGATCGCAAGAGAATGGATAATTTACCAAAAATTAATTGTACAACTACAATAACATATAGAAATACAAAAACAGGGGAAGTTTTTAAAAATAAGAAAGAAGGGAAAGATATTGTTCAAGATGTAACCATTGAGGTTTCTCCAAAAGGTTTAGAAATTTTACAGAAAGTTATGAAAAAAGATAATGAACCAAACAGCTAAAGGTGGAACAGAGTTACAATTTGACTATCTAACCAAATATGTAAAACAAGATTTGTTGGATCAAGTTCAAATTTGTACATCTATACCTGAAAAAATAACTATAGATCCTAACAAAGTAAATATTCTTTGGCAAAAAAATTCTTATGATCAACCAAATCTTGTTCCATGGTTTAAAGATAAATCAAATCATCACAAGTATGATTGGTATGTATTTAACAGTCATTGGAATTGTGAAAAGTTTAGAATGTTTTTTGATTTACCTACAGAAAAATGTTTAGTTGTTAAAAATGGTATTGATAATATAGAACCTATTTTAACACAATACACTACCGGAGAAAAAATAAAAATAATACATCACAACACACCTTGGAGAGGTTTAAGTGTTTTATTAGGTGCTATGCAATTAGTTACCAATCCTTTAGTTAGTCTAGATGTTTATTCCTCTACTCAAATATATGGCAAAGATTTTTATGATCAACATGATAAGTATTATAAAACACTTTACGAACAAGCAGACTTTTTACCAAACGTAAATTATATAGGTTATAAATCAAACGATTTTATAAAAAAACAATTAAAGAATTATCGTATGTATGTGTATCCTAGCATATGGGAAGAAACTTCTTGTATATCTTTAATAGAATCTATGGCTGCAGGTTTATATTGTATTGTTACTAACTTTGGTGCAATATATGAAACTGGTGCAGAATTTCCAGTATATGTTCCTTATAATAAAAATTATAAACAATTAGCTGTTAAATTTGCAAAAGCAATAGATACTGCTGCAGCGACTTTACATCATAAAAATATACAAGAACATTTAAAACTACAAATAAACTATACAAACAAATCATACAATTGGAAAAAACAAGGCATTGCGTGGTCTTTGTTTTTAGAAGGAGCAATTAATGCAAAAAAACAATGAACCGATATGGTTTAATGAAGACACTTACCAAACAATAAAAGAATCAAAAGTACAAGAGATACATTTAGGTAATAAAAAACCAAAGTATAAAATAATGGTATGTACTCCTTGTCATTCAGAAGTATCGATGCATTACACTCAAGCTGTACTAATGTTTCAACAACAATGTATGAAAAATGATATACTAGTTAGTTTTACATTATTAAAGTCATCATTAGTTACACAAGGAAGAAACCTTTGTGTAGCAGAATTTTTAAATCATGATCATGATTATGAATATTTATTGTTTATAGATTCAGACATAGACTTTGAATATGATACGATTATGAAAATGATTGAGGCAGATAAAGATATAATCTCTTGTCCTTATCCTATGAAAACAATTGACACCAATAAGATGTGGAGAAGAGCTACAGAAAAATATGAAACAATTAAAAATAAAGAAGACTTTCTTAGATCTTCTTATATGTTTCCATTAAAGTTAAAGGACAAAAAAAATATAGTAGTAGATAAAGGAATACTAGAAGTGTCTCATGCTCCTACAGGGTGTATGTTAATAAAAAGACATGTACTAGAAAAACTTATAGATAATCATCCTGAATTAGAGATATATCAACCCACAATTATTAATGGTAAAGAGTCTAAAAAAGAAAAGTTTTTTAATCTTTTTGATACTTTACATGAACCAGATACTAAAAGGTATTTTGGAGAAGATTTTGGCTTTTGTCAACGATGGACGGATATGGGAGGTAAGGTATATGTGTATATCATGGACTATATTACTCACGTTGGAGAGCACCAATATTGTGGTAGATTTTTTGATGAATTAGAGTATCTTAAACATATTGACGATAGTGAAAAAATCAAATAAAGTATAACATTTACAGGTTTGTATACCTGCCTTAACATAAAATTTTAATAATAATATGGCGATATCAAGATCACAAATGTATAGACAATTACAAAGCCAAGGTGGAATCATGAATTTAGAAACCAGGCAAAAATATTTATTTGGCGGTATAGCTAAAAAAGTTAAAAAAGCTGTTAAAGGTGTTACTGGTGGTATTAAAGATATATTGTCTTCTGATTTAGGTAAG